TGCAACTGGACGCAACCGAAGTCGCGCAACTGTTGACAGTGCTGGACATTGTGCGCCGTCAAGTCGAGGGATCGCACCAACGGTTCACCACGTTGGAACACCAACGCGCCGTGGCCGAATCAATCGAAATGTTGTGGTTGAAAGTGGGGGACGCGGCCATGAACCACCAACCGGAAGGGGACGACGAATGAACGCGGAACTAGCGGTGCGACGCGACCCGACAACGGTGATCGCGCTCGCCGACGATTATTGGTTGCTGGCACAACGGATCGCCGGAACCGAATTCGTCCCCAAGTCACTACGGAACCGACCCGAAGCCGTGTTGGCCGCGTTGCTGTCCGGTGCCGAACGCGGGTTGGGTGCCATGGAATCGCTGCGATCCGTGCACGTGATCGAAGGGGTGCCGTCGCTGTCCGCGGAAGCAATGCGCGCCTTGGTGTTCGCCGCCGGACATGACATACAAATATTGGAAACCACCGCGGTGAAAGCGACCGTGGTTGGCCGACGCGCTGGCGCGGACACCACGTCCCCACCGTTCACATGGACGATGGACAAAGCGCGACGCGCACGGTTGTCGCAACGGGACAACTGGACGAAGTACCCGGAAGCCATGTTGCTGGCACGCGCGTCCGCGGACCTTTGCCGTGCGTGGTTCCCCGACGTCGTGGCCGGGTTGGGAATCACCGAAGTGGCCGTGGACGAAACCGAATCGGAAGTGGTCCCCGCGACCACGAAACGTTCGCGGGTGCGGGGGTCCGGCGCGATTGGTCCCGCTGTCGCGCCGGTCCCCGCGCCCGTTGCATCCGCAACGGAACCCGACGAACCCGAACAAACCCCACGGTCGCTCGAGGACCCCGAACGGATCACACCCGACGAAGTGTTGGACGGCATCCCCGGATCCGACGTCCCCGCATGGGGGGAACCCGACGAACCCGAACCAACCGGCACACCCGACGCGACGTTGGCACGCCGGATCCACGCGTGGATCGGCGAGCTGTACCCGAACGACGACAACGACACCCGCGACCGATACCGGCACGCGTTGTGCGCGATCACAACCCGTGGCCGTGCCGAAGGTCCGATCGCATCATCCGCGGCGCTGGACATGGACGAACAACTTCGGTTGTCCGACATTCTGGCCAAGATCCGCGGTGGACAAGCGACCGTTGCCGACGGACCCGACGGCACCGTGGAACTGCGCGCCGGTGGGGGATGGGTCTACGTGGTCGGGTTGGATCCCGTCCGGGTGGACGTCCGGCGCGGTCCCGAAGCGTGACCAGTGGCGGGGTCACGATGGGTCCGGTTGGACGTGGACTACTTCCACAACCCGAAGGTGCTGGCCGCGGGACGGGACGGACGGGACCTTCACTTGGCATCGATCTGTTGGGTGGGGTCGCAACTAACGGACGGTGTGATCCCCGCGCAAGTCGTCCCGATTTTGATTCACGACGCACGGATCCGCGGTCAAGTCCACGCACAGTCCGCGATCGACGCGGTCTGTGCCGCCGGGTTGTGGATCCCGAACGGGGACGGGTTCCATCTTCACGACTTTACGAACATGAATGGAACGCGATTGGACGCCGAACGCGAACGCGAACGATGGCGCGAAAACCAACGCCGACACCGTGCACGCGGGGACGATTCGTGAATGTCACCGGTGAGTCATCGGTGAGTCACCCGCTAACACGACACAACACAACACAACGAGTGTTACAGCGCGTCAGTGACTTCCATTCCGCGCGCTGTTACAACCCCCCTGTAGTCCCCCACGGGGGGACACGATGACCACCCGAACCGACGCGTTGACGGTCCCGTGTCCGTACTGCGACGCGCCCGAAGGGGAACCGTGCGCCGGTGCACGCGGCAAGCTGCGCACGTCCATCCACGCCGAACGACACGTCGCGTTCATGAAGTCGTCCAGCGCGCAACGACACCCGGCAACGTTGGAACCGTGGGACCACCCACCCGCATACGACGCACCCGAACCCCCCACACCCGGACGGATCCAACACCCCATCCCACCCGACGCGATCGAACGGGGACAACGATGGTTGCAAGTCATCCGACCCCAACCCGAACAACCCGAACCCGAACCCCCGTGGTGACTTTGGGACCCGACCAAGTGGCCATGGCCGAACTGGTCGGAACGTTGTTCAAAGATGAATGCCGACGCGTCGGATCCCGTGACCGCTTCGCGTGCGAACCCGACGACGCGGAACGACAACACCAAAACGGCGCGGGCGCTGAAATCGCGGTGTGCATCGCGCTTGGTGCTTGGTGGGAAGCGACCAACGGCACGTTTGGCCAACGAAGCGACGCCGCGGACGTCCGATGCGGCACCCAACGAATCCAAGTCCGATCGACCCCATACCCGAACGGGTTCCTACCGCTGCACGACACGGATCCGGACGAAGACGTGTTCGTGTTGGTCACCGGAACGTTGCCCACATACACGATCCGTGGCGCCATCCGTGGCCGTGACGCGAAGACACCCGAACACTGGACGACCACGCACCCGACGACTGGACGACGACTTCCCCACCCGTGTTACGCGGTGACCCAACGCGAGCTGGCCGAACCGGATCGGTTCGTGTCCCCGTGGTGACCATGGGTCAAATCTGCCCGGATTGGGGTCCGTGTGGCCGTCTAAGGCGAGCAACCCCGTCGGATGGGTACACACACCCCCCGAACGTCCACGGGCAAATGGTGACCAGATTCAATCCGGTTCGTTCGGGGTCGCTGTGAACAACCGACGTTGGCAACCATCACAACCCCGAACATGGCCACGACGACGCAAATGGTGGGCAGCGCAACTACCCGTCCCGTGCCACCGATGCGGACAACCCGTCAACCCCGAAGACGACTGGCACCTAGACCACACCGTCCCCCGGTGGATGGGTGGCACCGACGACACCGCACGCCCATCCCACGCCCATTGCAACCTGGCCGCGTCCAACAACCACCCACCACGACAACGACCCGTCCACCTTGCCACCGACGTCCCACCCACCACGTCGCGCAAGTGGTGACCAACGGCCATGACGATCCCCCGCATGGTCCAACAGTCGTTCCTACCCGACATGCAACGACCCGTCGGACCCGTCCCCGGATCCGTACAAACCGGAACCAACGCCGAACTGATCGCAACCGTGGCACCGCTGTACCTAACGGGTGCGGTGCTGGACGTCACATACGGCACCGGTGGATGGTGGAAGGAATACCAACCCCACCCGTTCACCGCGCACGATCTGAACACCGACGGTGTGGACTTCCGTGCGCTACCCGAAGACGACAACAGTTACGACGCGGTGTGCTTCGACCCCCCGTACATTCCCCAAGGTGGGGACAACCACATGGCCACGGGTGATTGGGGGACGCGCTACGGGTTGACCCGTTCACTTCCACAAAGCGAACTGGACGACATGTTCACCGAAGGCATGGCCGAAGCGGCACGGGTCACGCGGGAATGGGTGCTGATCAAATGCACCGACTACACGTCCAGCGCGATCCTTACCGTCGGGTCCGTGAAGGTGGTCAACCTTGCCACCGCGCTCGGGCTAGTGACGTGGGATCTGATCGTCCACCACACCGGTCCGGGTCCGGGTGGACACAACATCTTCACCGTGCGCCGATGCCGAAGGCATCACAGTTACTTGGTGGTGTTCCGGAAGAGGGGGACCCCCGGTAGTGGAAAGTTGCGGGAGAAACCACCCATAATCGTGGGGGATGGTCCGCCGTGGTGAAGGTCCCGTTTTTTCTGCCCAACGAACCCGATCGTACCCGGCGCTTCCCCATTGTTTTTGCACTGTCACCAACGAACCGGAACGATGCCGAACAAAGCAAACGGAACCCGACTGATCCCCCGGCATCATTCCGGGGGACGTGGGGACACGAAGCCGATCACGGCCACCGCGTTCCTTTTGGGCATGAAACCGCACCCGTGGCAAGCACGCGCCGGTGGTGTCGGGTTGGCACGGGTCAAGAATCGGTGGCGCTACCCGATCGTGGTCGTATCCGTCCCGCGCCAATCGGGGAAAACCCGACTGGCGTTCATCGTGTGTGTGGACCGTTGCCTTCGCAACGACGGCGCGCAAGTGTGGTACACGGCACAAAGCCGGATGGACGCGGTGTTGCGGTTCCGCGAGCTGGTCCGGTTGCTTCGTGCGTCGGGGTTGGTGGAAGCACCGGTGGCAAGCTTCCACCACCAATTCCAAAAGTCGAAGTGGGACTACCGGGTTCGTTCCGGCATCGGTGCCGAGGAAGTCGAATTCTGGAATGGGTCCCAATTGCGGATTTTCGCACCGGCGGAAGATTCGTTGCACGGGTCCGTTACTGATTTGGTGGTGATTGACGAAGCACGGTTCTTTGACGCGCATCAAGGGGACGGGTTGATGGCCGCGGTGTTGCCGACCCAAGCGACGCGTGATGGTCAAGTGTGGATCACGTCAACCGCGGGTGGTCCAGAGTCGGTGTTCCTTCACCGACAGATGGAAGTTGCGAAGTCAACGACCAGTGGTCATGTCGCGTTGATCGAATACGGGATTGGTTCGGACGTCCCCGCCGGGGATCTGTTGGACGCGGTGTGGCGCGCCCATCCTGCCGCGGGACGTCCGGGTGGTCCGCGTCGTGAAGCGTTGGAAGTCGCGTCGGAACAAATGCCCGCGTGGCAATTCGCGCACGAATACGGCAACCGGTGGCGCACGGAAGCCGATATACGGGTGCTTCCGGCGCCGGTGTGGGAAGCGTGCCGACATGATGACCCGTTGCCGGATGGACGGCCGGTGTTCGCGGCGGACATTCCGTTGGACCGTTCCGAATCGGTGATCGTCGGTTGTGTGGACGGGATCGTGGAAGTGGTGGACACCATGCCCGCGGCCGCGGTGCCGGACCGTTTGGTGGATCTGGTCGGACAGTGGGATCCGTTGTCGGTGGTGGTTGACGCGGCTGGTCCGGCGGGGACGGTTGCTTCACGTTTGCAGTTGGTGTGTCCGGACCGTTTGAAGGTGACGTCCACCCGAGAGCTCGCGGCGGCGTGCCAAGGGTTTTATGACGCGGTGACGTCGGGGACGGCACGGGTTCGTCCGTCGTTGGTGCTGAACGCGTCCGCGGCGATGGCACACCGGCGGACGGTTGGCCAAGCGTGGGTTTGGTCGCGGGTGGATGGTGGCGCGCCGCTGGTCGCGGTGTCGTTGGCCATGTGGGAATGGTCGCGGCAGATTGGTGCGCTTGCAACGAAACAAGATTGGGTTGCATTCTGATGTTGGAGGGCGTGTCGTGAAACTGGTCAAACGTCAAGGCACGGTGCCGGGGTCGCCGATCGATTCCCCGCGTGGCGCGCGTGTCCGTGCCGTGACGGATGGCCGCGACGTGTTGCTGAATAGTCCGGACGGGTGGGAACAAGACGCGCCGTGGTTGTGGTGGTCGGGTCCGGAAGGATCTTCGGACGGGACGGGTGGTCCGTTCGGGTCGCCGCTGGTCGCGGGGGACCCCACCGGGTTTTCCACGTTGCCGTCCGTGACGCAGTGCACGTCCATCATCGTGGACACCATCGCGGGGATGCCGTGGCGCGTGCTGCGCGGCGAATACGAACATTTGCCGACCCCGGATTGGGTCACCGACCCCCAAGCGTTACGGGTGGACGGCCGGGTGATTGATCCCGGCACGTTGCTGGACGTCCGGTTGTCCGCGGTCGAATTTTGGGCGCAGTGGATCACCGCGGCGTTGTGGTTCGGGGACGGGTTTCTTTACGTTCCGGTGCGGGACCAGACGGGCGCACCCAAACCACCGTTGTGGCAGTTGCACCCGTTGCAAGTGACGATTGAAGCCGGAACGTATTGGGTGGGGGACGTCCCGTTACCGGCCGGTTCGATCGTCCATCTTCGTGGCCGTCCCCCGTATTGGTACGGACGCGGGCATGGTGTGATCACGTCGCACGGTGCCGAACTTGGGTTGGCCGCGACGGTTCGTCAGTACGCCGCCGGTGTGTTCACGTCCGGTGTCCCCGCCGGATATTTGAAGTCCACCCAACCGAACATGGACGCGGATGGCGCGCAACGGTTGAAGACAACGTGGCTGGCACAACACGGCAATTCCAAACGGTCGATCGCGGTGCTGAACGCGACCACCGAATTTGTCCCCATCGCGATCAGTCCGGTGGACGCGCAGTTGGCCAACGCGAAGGAATGGACGACACGGGACGTGGCGATGGCGTTCGGGGTCCCCGCGCACATGTTGGGTGTGCCGGGTGATTCGTCCACCTACGCGAACGTTGAATCCCGCATGATCGAACTGCGCACGTTCACGTTGCTTCCGTGGATGCGTCGGGTGGAATCCACGTTGGACGCGCAGTTGCCGCGGGGAACGTCGTTGAAGATCACGTCCGACGCGTTGCTTCGTGCCGACACGGCAACCCGTTACAACGCGTATGCAACCGCGCTCGCGTCCGGGTGGTTGACGGTGGACGAAGTGCGCGAGCTGGAAGATAGACCACCGATGCAAACCGTGGGGGTTGCATGATGCCTGAACTACACATGGAAGTCCGCAACGTGGACACCACGTCCCGAACGATTGTCGGGGTCGCGGCACCGTACAACGAAGTGACGTTGCTGGCCGGGGACCCCGCCGGGGAACGGATCATGCCAGGTGTGTTCCGTCGGACGATCGAACACCGCGGCGCGAAGATCCCGCTACTGGTCAACCACGGACGGGACCGGGTGGTGGGTTATTCGCGCAAGTGGGACGACACGTCCACGGAACTGGTCGGCACGTTCGCGGTGAACGAAGGCGCGGACGGGGACGCGGTGTTGGAAGACGTCCGGCATGGTTATTACGCGGGGTTGTCGTGCGGGTTCGTGGAACTGCGCGTGGGTCGCGGGGACGACGGTGTGCGCGAAGTCCGCGAAGGGAAGTTGGTGGAAACGTCGCTGGTCGGGATCCCCGCGTACGAAGGCGCGGGGGTGTTGGCCGTCCGCAACGCGCAAGATCTGGCCACGTTGCTGGCACCGTTCCAAAACCGTCCGACGGTGAACCTTGACCCCATCCCCCCGTTGTCGTACCGTTCATTGCACTGACAACTAACCGCGGCTCGCGCGGTCCGGCACGGCCAGTGTTCACGTCCCCGACGGGGGAACCCGAACACCGGTGGCGGTGTCACCCGATGCACCCGCAACGACCCCGTTACTTCGTTGCATGTGGGAGCACATCGGATGATCACCTATCTGTCCCGTTTGACCAGTGAGCGCGATTCGTTGACCCAAGCCGCGACCGATTTGGCCGCGAAAGCTGCGGACGAAGACCGCGATCTCACCGACACCGAACAATCGTCCATGAAAGCGTGGGCGGAACGATGCGCGCAGATTGACGCGCAGTTGACGGAATACGGAAGCCAAGCCGAATCGCAGCGCGCTTACGCGCGACTGCGCGAACAACTGGAAACCCCACCGACCACCGCGCTGGTCCCCGCGACGCGTGCCGCGGTCCCCGAACCCGTGAAGGGTTGGGGGGACGTGTTCGTGGATTCCGACGCGTTCAAAACGTACATGGGGACCGGTGCTTCCCAACGGGTCAACGTGCCGACCCCCCTCGCCGAGCGCGCCGCGAT